GATTACCCTCTAAGTTTTGGAATCTAGGTAGTAGTTCTTTTACTTCTTCTTTTCTATCACCTAACTCACTTAGTTCTATTCCAGTAAAACATGTTAAGTGCTTTCTTTGGATAACCTTAACATTATCCTCAAAGAAAATTTGTACTACGTTTTTACCATCTAAATACGCAGTGTTTGCCATTCTAGTAATTAATGTAGTATTGTGAGTAACAATATAATCATCTGTAACATATAAATGTTCAGGGTTATCTACCATAATACATTGTGAATCTTCTTCTCCATAATACTCAATAGACGAAATAAACTTATTATCAGAATATTTTGTTCTACCATTATATTTACACAATTTTCTATTTAATCTACAAGGATTGAATCCAATATTAGACGGAAAACTAAAATTAACTCTATACGCTAATTTACATTCGACTCTTACACCATCTTTATCGTAAAACGTTTCTTTTTCATTAATACTCGCAGTGCCACCTAAAGATAAAACAATTTCTCTAATTTGTGAAGCCATCGTTTTAGATACAGTTGTTATCTCTATTCTACACCCATCTATTGATCCATCCGTATCAACTAACCCCTGCAATATTTTAACTCTATCTTCAACACTAGAATAAATGTAATCTTCAGGAATAAACTTAGTTTCAGAATTACAACCATATAGACCCAATACTTTAAGATCATCTTTAATACCTAAAAATGAAACTTTAGTAATTGATCGTTTAACTAAAACCAATTCACCATCAACCTCTTTTTCGATATCCCTATTTTGTTCTTTGATAGATACTTTATCATAAAAACTTTTAACCTCATTAATTATTTCATCATCTTTAGTTACAAAATGTGGGTGATTATGTTCAGTAATACAACCATCACCTAATATAACACCTAAAACATAAGGATCAATCAATAAATTCTTTTCCTCAAACTCTACAGGCTCTACTCTAGGGATTCTATAATTTAATCTTCTACCACCCCAAACTTTTACATTGTCTACCATTTCAATGGTTTTCATTGTTCTATAAGAGTTATCTGACCCTAAATTAATTATTTTACCATCTTTCCTTGTTCTTCTGTTTCTTTGGTTAATAGTGTTTACTGACCACAAGTGTTCTTCATCACATAAAGTTTCAGTACCATCATTAAATTTTACTTTATATGTTGGTCTAATACCTTGAGGATATACACCTAACACCTTTGTAGGTTTACCATCTCTACTAATAACTAAATCACCTTCTTTAATCTCACCCATAGTTGTCCACCCATTAGGTGTTAAAACTTTTGAGTGAAGTGGTTGTGATTTACCAACACCAAACGCCGCTAGAATAACACCCAACTCACCTTTAGATAAACCTCCACCCATAAGGTTATCAATACCTACCAATCCTGTCGGTATAGGATCTCTAAAATCATCAGCTAAAACTTCTTCAATAGCGTGAAAGATATCAACACCCTCGTCTTTTTCTGTTCCTACCGATATAGCCTGTTTAACTAATTCTTCACATTCATCATATCTATCAAAATCTCCAACATCTAGAATTTTTTGGATTTTTTGAGTAGCCTTCTTAAGTTCTTGTTGTTTGCAGAACTTAATGGCAACATCTTGTGTGTGTAAACAGTCTCTATTTTCAGATTCTCTAACCTCTTTAATAAGTTCAGTAGCAGATTCTCTAGCAATTTCTCTTCTAACTTCACTCTTTACTATATTAAAGATAGTTTCATAAGACGGAATGGTTTCATATTTTTCATAGTAATCCTTTATAGAAGCAACAACGAGTCTCATGTACTCGTTGTCGAAATAATTAGGATCGATAATAGAAATAATACTCTCTGAAAACTTATGATCCTCTACTAATTGCTTTACTAATTTTACTTGGAAACTATATCCTAAATAACCTAAATTTAAACTCTCATTTTTCGCCATTCTTTATCTAATTTAGTTATTAATAAATATGTCGTCAAGTTGATAACCGCAATAATTTTTTGTATAATTTTTATCACTCAACCCCTGTTGCAAATAATCGATGATTTTAGGTATAATTTTTCTTATGTCGACATCATATCTAACATTAGGTGGGTAGTCATTACCACTAAAAATTCTTTCCGCAACCACTCTACCTTTATACTTAATCTGTATAGAAAAGAAATCTTCATTTTCGTAAATGTCTACACTTTTTGTTTCATCTTCAGTACTAGTAGAATAATAATTACTATATCTTTCCATATAATCGTAGGTACGTTCTTTGAACAAATTTCTAATGATATCTGATACCCCACTAACTAGTTCTTTTATTTCATAAGATTTTAAAGACTCTTTATTGAAATTGTTTACTGGAAAATTTCTTCCAACAATAGGGTTTCCATTAATCATAAACAGAAATTCATAAGGGTAACTTTTATACTTCTTTTTCATATTTTATACATTTACTTTTTTATAATAATTTTTCTCTTTTTTAATTATAGATAGGAATGGTTGTAAAAAATTTATATAACCTTCTCTACCACCTGGTATTGCCCACATTAACCCATCCTCTATCATCATATTAATCACATTCTTAATGTCTCTACCTTCAGGATCCATAGTAGTACTAAATAAGTGATCTAAATCTGTTTTAGACTCTTCAGTTAATAATGGATTAGATAAGTCTATTAACTTTTCGTTAACCTCATAAATCATTTCTTTTTGTGATCCTTTGGTAACTTTATTTAATATGTTATCTAATGTTTTCAATCTATTTTTTCTTTCTTTTTGTATTTCTTCAATTTTACTAAAAATATATTCCAAAGTCAAAGTTTTTTCCATAATTTCAGGAAAAAATTTCACCAATGTTTTCTCACTTACACCAACAATACCTTTAATGTTATCACTAACATCTCCAGTTATCATTTTTATAAGTTTTAAATTTGATGGGTGGTGATCAAAATCTACTAAATAGTTTTCTTCTGTAACTATTTTTTTAAGATTTAAATCGTAAACTGAAACTTTTTCATTGATTAGTTGACAAAGATCTCTGTCTCTTGTCATAATAACCACTCTTTCGTCCTCAGAGATATTATTTACATAATAACCTATAGAATCATCCGCCTCAACAATATCATCTCTGTATTGTCTTATAAATAACTCTTCAAGATAAGAATACAATCTTTCTTTCTGTAAATATAAATCTATTTCTGATGGTGGTTGTTCGTTATAGAAATCTTTGTCTCTATTAGACTTATAGTCTTTGTAAATATTGTATCTTAGTCTACCACTAAATTGTCCGTCCCAAAATACATATACTCTGTCGAATTTATATTCATTCAACATTTTACGAACCATAGTTAAGAATTGAAAAATACCACCTATATGGGTTTCTTTATAGTAAAGATTTTTAGCCCCATGATAGGCGGTTTTTAACAACGAGTCTCCGTCAACTAATAATGTTCTTTGGATTCTTTTTTTCTTACTTGGAATTCTCACTCATCATTGATTAAACGTTAAACAATCAATTATCTGAATAATCAACGGGTGTTTCAATTGCGTCTCCTTCTACGATATCAAAAGACATAACATCATCACCTACTGAGTCGAAAACTTCTGCCCAATAATCTTTATAATCACTTTTATATTGATCAATTGCTTTCTTATCGTCTTCAACAAAACCATGTGTAGTTGCGAGAATTTTACAATCCGCATAACCCAAACCATTCATATGGTTTTTATGGATACCAACTTTAGTTCTTATCGCAAAATTAACTTTTCTACCCTTATTGGTAGCATTTAGTTTTGATACCCCTGAACTTTTTTGGTTTCCGAATAAGAATACTAACGCACAAGATAAGTAAATTGACTGACCTCCCTTTGGTTGTATTCTAGGTTGTCCGAATGGATTATCTGGTAACTCTACCCAAGGTTGGTTTACAAATACCATAGTATTGGTGTAGTCTGATGTTACTTTACGAGAAGACGTTATTCTCTGTGCCATACCCATACCCCATTTTTCTGATATGATTCTAGCGGTGTGTTGGTTACCACCTTTTCCATTATATGACATTTCACATGGAATAGTCCCTATAGAGTCCCAACAAAACACAATATCGTGTGGTATCTCACCATTTTTTTGGGCGTTTAGAACTTCTGTTACATAGTCAAATGCTTGTTCAATATAATCAAACCCTAACTTATATAATAAAAATCCATCCCAATAACCGATAACCTCACCTGTTTCTTCATCAACCTCTTCAACATAGTTAGTTTCTAAACCCATTTGTTTAGCGTGTTCAAAACTAAATTTTTGTTCTGTGATAATAAAAACAGGTAAGATACCTTTTCTTTGTGCATCAACCGCAGTTTTGATTAGTGCGGTTGTTTTTCCAGTATCTGAGTGTCCTAAAAGCATGTTAATCTGACCCATAGCAGGACCTGGTATCCCTGTCGCCTTCTGAAAGGCTTCCCCTAGATCAAAGTACTTTTGTTCTTTGTACTTATCACTAGAGGAAAACTTCTTTCTTATAGACGAAAAATCAGATGCTTTTTTCTTTAGTGGTTGTTTCGCCATATTATAAATTAGAATGGTAATTCATCGTCATCATCTAAGGATGATACCTCAACATCATTATCAATATTTTCATTGTCATTGTTATAATCAGACTCAAAAGATTTTGTAGTTTCAGTTCTCATCATATTGATTTCTTCTGACAATGAAGCAGTTTCCTTTTCTTCTTTATCTTCTTCCGCAACAAACTTCTTTTGTTCAGAATCCCAAATAGGTGTTTTATTTGTTGCAACGATTTCTAAATACTCACCAGTTTTCTTAGAGTATACATCTCTATGTGATTCTTCATTGTTAAACCATTCGTTTGCGTATTCTTTATTCTCAGTAAGAATAGTTACATCATCCGCCATAATAGAATTAACTACACTATGACCTTTATCATTCCTACCTGAAGAAATAATAATATCTCTTCCCTCTCTAGGATCAGTGATATCACCTTTAAGTTTAAACACAGGAATTAATTTATCCATTACACCATCTCCTGTCTTTTTGTGTTTAAATCTCCAAAACTTAACTCCATGATCCTCATTCTCTCTATCAATTCCTTTAACTACATAGAATTTTCTAGGAATGAATTCTTTTGCTAAGTTTTTAGCTTTCTCAGAGCCATCCTCATATAGTGCATCTTTCGCCTCACATAATGGACAATGTTCACCATCATTTAAATGGTTACAATAGATTTTTTCCCATTTTCCGTTTACATTTTTTTCGTGATAGTAAACTTCAGTAAATGGAGACTTACCATCTTTAGTAGGTAAGATTCTGAAAGTTTTTGTTTGTGTTTTTACCCCTTTAGGTAATTTTTCTGTGAAATACTTTTTAAGTCTGTCTTCACTCGACATTTTGTTTCCACTTTTAGTTGGTTCAGTGTTTTTTTCATACTGAGCCAAAATAGCATCTAAACTGTTACTCATTGTATATATTTTTTAATTAATAATATACAATATTACGTATAGTTTTTCAAAAAGTCAATAGGTAGTAAAAGAAAAACCCCACTTATGTGAGGTTTTTATTAGATATTATAAAATAAATTATTTTTCTTCTTCTTTTTCTGAACCAAAGGACGCCCTTATTTCTTTTTCATCAAAATTGTCGACATCACTTTGTGTTAATGTGAATTCTTCTTCCTCCTCTGTTGCATCATAACCTTCTTTATCTTTCCAATAATCAGTTAATTTAACACTATAAGGGAATGAATCCATCGATCTCATTTCTAACCTCTCCACAGGTGTTGGATTTCGTCTTTCGATTTCTTTTTCTAAGTCATCGATTTTATTGATAACGTTATCCATTCCTGAAACTTGTGACTCTAATTCAGATAATTTAGATAATAAATCATCCATCTTAGTACTTACACCATCAACAGAAGTTTTTGTTTCTTCAGTTTTATCAACAATATCTGTTACATCTACTTCTACGGTATCTTCTCCACCTAATGGTTCTTCAGTTGCAAATTCATCTTCTACCTCAGTATCACCAAAAGGATCGGTTTCTCCCTCAGTATCTGCACCTGCCTCTGTTTCTCCTTCAACGTCACCAAATGGATCTTCATTTTCAGTTTCATCGGTTTCAACCCCCTCTTCAGGTGTTTCTTCACCACCTTCTTCTCCTCCAACGTCAAAAAATGGATCATCTTCACCACCTTCGTCATCACCCGCAGGATCTTGTTCTGTTATATACATACCATCAAATAAAAGATTATCTTCATCTTTTTCTTCTTCTGGCACATAGAAAGTATATTCCAATAACTGTCTATATCTTTTTAAATCTTCGGATAATAAATTTTTCTTACTCATATTACATTAATAGTTGTCTACCATCATTAGTCTTATAAACTTTGTTTACTCTCTCAACGATTTCTTTTCCATCATTAATCATACACTCTTCACCTTCACACTCCTTTTGCGTATTGGTGTCGTTAAGAAAATTATCTAATTTATTTTCCAAAGTTTCTTTTTCCTTAGTATCTTTTTTAGTTTCCATAATACTTTTTATTTATAAATATTAAGAAATTAGGAAAAATCTCTATTAATTGTCAATATTTTTAATTCTTCATTTTTAATAATTAGCATTTTATTTTGATAATTATCCCAATCTATTTTTACATCTTGATGATTTATGTTCCCACTATCAGTATCACTTATAATTTCAATTAATTGGTTAAGTGCGTTGATCGTATAGAAACATTCTCCTTTTTTGTGTACAATAATAGTAGGTGGGTAAAATGAACTTGTATCAACTCTTTGTCCTTGATTTAACCTAACCATAAAGGTTAATATCTTTTTGTCTTCTTCGTTAAAGGTATACTGAAAAATGTTTTTATCTAAT